TCGGCATTTTCAACGAGGGTGAGGTCTGGGTCAAGCCCTGGGTTCCGCCAAACTACATCTTCGCGTTTAATACAGGCGTGGACAAGCCGCTCAGGATGAGGACGCGACCAACGGCAAACACGAATCGTGGCACCTTACGCATTGCAGCACAGCTAGCGGCCTATCCGCTGATGGCGACCTACATGGAACGTGAGTATGGCGTTGGTGTCTATGAGCGTAGAAATGGTGCATGTCTCAAGATGGACAATGCCACGTACAGCGCTCCAAGCGCATGGTCTCTATAGTTTCTGACGAGGTGATGTGACATGGCTAATAAACCAAAGCCGCCTGATACTCCCGGCGATTCTGGGACAGTATCAAACGATCAACAGCCTGATGTTGTTGAGAGCACACCTACTGTTGAGGAGGTAACACCAACTATCGATCAACAGTCCGATACTGTTGAGAGCACACCTGATACTATCGAAGTTGCAGCCATCCAGAAGAGTGCCATCGCGAAACCAATGCAGGCCACAGATAAGACCGTCAAGGGTGGACTGTACATCGTTGATGGCAACGTCGTTGATGCAAACGGTAAGCCAGTTGCTGGCTATACCGTCGTCAATGGTCAAGCTGTGATGCAGGAAGGCAACATGTAAGTGGATCGCACACAGGCAACCACCTACCTGACAAACGAATACGCTGAACTGGTATTGGATGCTAGATTCAACGATACGCAGACATCTGTTGCCTATAGCGCCGCGATAGATATGAGCTTGCGCCAACTTGGCATCTCTGAAACAGACTTACCAACTGCTGATGTGGCACAAGCTGATATTCTCAAATATCTTGCATTGCTCAACTATTATGCATTGAAGCGATTCCAACGCTTGCTCAGCATTCGTGTGGATGTGAAGATTGGACAAAACACGCTTGATGCATCGCGAAGTCAGGCATTCAACGCAGTCTCGCAACTGCTTGACCAGGCACATGAGGAATTGCTGTCACTTGGTCTCGATATCCGAGGGACAGGCTTCGAGATGGGCCGTATCAATCTCGATTACAACGAGCCTGGTTTGACCGGAGTGCTTGCGGGTTTTGATGACTTTTTCTGGAACTTCTAAACATAGGAAAGGGGGCGCTCGCTATGCCTGGACAGCTAATCACAGATAGTGAATTTGTAGCACTGCAAGAACTTGCACAGCAAGCATTGGGCGGAGCATGCCAGATAGAGCGTGCAACCTCTATAGCCACGCCGTCGGGCGGTCGAATTCCAACATGGGCAAATCTAGGATCACCAGTGCCATATGCGCTCACGCTACCATCTACCCCATCTGAAAGACAGCTTGCCGATCAGGTAGCACCGCAAACGTTAAAAGTGATGTTGCTACCAGCAGGCACTATAGTGCAGCAAGAAACGGATAGATTGAGCCTGGATACCGGTGAGATCTATCACGTCATTGGGCCAAGTGATCCGACAACCTATGAGGTATTGCGTCGAGTGTCTGTGGTGCTTGCGCCACTACAAGGAACGCCATCATGAGCAGAATCACTATCCGCATACGGGGAGCTAGCGATTTTAAGGCGGCCAATCAAGCCTTTATGCAGCAACTCATAGCACAAGCTAACGCTGGCCTGGATAGCATTGCTGACATCACCAAAGATGAGGCTCAACGACTTTGCCCAGTGGGCACGCCCGAAAGCACTGGGATCAAGGGCTATGTTGGCGGGACATTGCGTGATGCTCATGAGATCATGCCTGATGTGGAGGATACTTATCGCTTTATCCGGTATCTTTACAACGATACCTATTATGCGAGATGGGTGCATGACGGCACCTATAAGATGCCTGCTCGACCTTGGCTGATGAATGCTGTGTGGCGCACGCGAAGCCAATTCTTGCCAGAGATGATGAGGGTCTAACAACATGACATCATCAATCCCCGTTGTGAGGCCAGCCATCATCTCTGTGCTCAAGAATAGTGCAGGTCTCATCGCTATCTCGCATGATAGCGATAATAAGGCGCCGGTATACAGCATGCGAGGGGTACCGCAAGGGTTAGCACCACCGTATACCGTGGTGAGGAGCTTGCAGTCAGCTCCACCGCTCGATCCAAGGTCGGCCAGCTCGTTCACGTTACGAGCACAGGAATTACTGCTGACGCTCGACACCTGGAGCAGCTTCGATGGACCAGATGAGAGTGAGGCCATGCATAAGGCGATCTTTGACGCGCTGGATGAACAGGAAGAAAATATACAGGCACTTTTAACAGGCTTTACCTGTACCTGGTGCCTGTTCGATACGAACGATCAAATTGAAGACGAATCAACTAACATTCGACTCTTCCATGGCGTTGAGCGATACAGGCTCAGAACGGAGGCAATCTAATGCCCTTGCACGGGAAAAACGGTAACGTCAAAAACGGCACAAACGCTGTTGCCGACATCGACAATTGGAAACTCGACACTGAGCGCGATGAGAAAGAGATCTCTGCGTTTGGAGATGCGGCATTGCCATACAAGTCATGGTTGATGGGCCTGATTGGATGCTCCGGATCTCTAGCGGGAAGGCTGAACATGGGAGACACCAATGGTCAGCTCGCTATGTGGCAGTCGATGACCTCAGATACTGCTCTCACCTTACATCTGATTACCACAACTGGACATGAATTTCAGGTGTCGGCATTCATCAAGAAGCATGGTGCGGATGTGAAGCTCAATGATACGGAAAATGTCTCGTTTGACTTCCGTGTAACCGGCGCAGCAAGCTATAGCTAGGAGTGCATATGGCTACACATGGCCGTAAGGCTCAAATTTTGATGGCTAGCGGGTCAGGAGTGACATTCACAAATGAAGCTTTCTCGACCGGTGATCTGACGACGTACACGATTTCCAACTCAGCGAAACGCTACTGGGATAGTAAGGCGAGCTTTACTGTGCAGACGAGTCCAGATGGGACAACCTGGACTACAGTAACGATCGGTTTCTCTTTGCAATTCGTAGGTGGAAAAGTCATTTTTGGCAGTGCTCAGCCATCAGGAACACAGGTACGTGTGAGCGGGAAATATCGTGTGTACGCTGCATTTGTGGATGCAACCGCGTGGGGATGCGATGTCGAGCGAGACGAAAAAGAAAATACCACCATGACGACTACGAGCACGCCAACGATCTGGCGAACGTGGCAAATGGGATTGCTGAGCGGTTCTTTCAAGTTGTCAAATTGGCTCGCAGATAGTACGTATCTTGACCTTCTATCTCAAGATATTTCGCTAATTGCCGCGCTTGTCTTCGATGCTTCAACCACGTTGCCACGTCTTGAGGCGGAAGTGCTGCTCAAAAAGGATTCAATGAACGCCGCCCTGAACAACCTTTTGACAGAAGATCTGGAGGCCAGGATAAACGGCCCTGTCTATCTGGTCACATCATAAACATCATAGGAAAGAAATATATGTCCAAAATTAAAGATAAAGCGCTCAGTCTAGGGATAAAGCGTGTGCCATTGTGGGTTGACGCATGGGAAGAGTGGGTGATTATTCAGTCACTCTCAGGTGAAGAACGTGCCGACCTGCTTCAGAAATGCACTGAAGTAGTGAAGAATGCACAGGGCAAAAACGAGGGGAAAGTAAACCTCAAACGCATGTACCCAATGCTCACGATCCTCTCAGTTTGCGAGCCGATTGTATCCATTCTACCTGATCGAAACGATCCTCACTATCATCTGTACCCAGGCGCAACAGATGACCAGGGCAATTTTCTGACTCCTCCACTTCCTGAAAGTGAACAGGGTAAGCCTGTATTCGTCATGACCGAACTCGTAGCCTTGAACAAGCAAGACGGGGCACCACTTGAGCAGATTGCACAGTTCTCTTCTTCGCTCAGCAAACTCACTCAGAAGGATATTGAAGACGAAAAAAAAGCATCAGAGACGGTAGTGGTGGAGAGCGATGGCTATACTTTAGGATAGCCCGTACGGTGGGCGGAATGACTGCCGACGAAGTCCTTCAGCGCATGTCCTCTGAGGAAATCAGTGGTTGGAAAGCCATTTTTGAAGTAGATGATGATGAGGCGGAAGCAGCCCGAAAGAAGTTGGAGAACAAATAGATGCTCTTGGCTCAGCTCGTAACGGAATATGTCGCAGACCTCACGGACCTGATGGCAGGTGCGGCACGAGCTGATGAGTTGGGCCAACGATTTGGGAAGCTTTCAGAAGGTCCCAATACGCTGGCTGCAAGCTTCACCAATGCCGGAATACAGATCAATACCATGTTTGATACTGTGACATCTGCTACTGATGCAAGTAGCGCGGATATGACCACAAGTATCACGTCTGTTGCGGAGAGCTTTGATACAGTCAGCGCGGCTATGGCTGAAATGTCGGCCATGACGCAAGCTAACGCTGAAGAGGCTGGTGTAAGCCTTAACAATCTGGGAGCCACTGGTGAAGCAGCAGCATCAGAATTGCAGGGGTCTATTGAGCAGACGGCGGGCGGATTCGCCCAACTGCAAGATGCTATCAGCTCGCTTACCTCTTCTGTCAACAGTGCTGTCTCAGAAATCAATTCTCA